CTGGCACGCGCTGGAGGCAACCTGACGGACGCATTCGCAGAAATTGGCGAGCACCTGACGGAATCGACCAGGAACCGGTTTGATCAGGGCGTGGATCCCGAAGGCAACCAGTGGGAGCCGCTTGCAGCAAAGACAGTGGTACGCAAAAAGAAGAATGCAGACAAGATACTGCTTGAGTCCGGTGGGCTGATGGATTCGCTGCATTACAATGCCAGCTCGCATCAGCTGGAATTCGGTACCAACCTGATCTATGGCGCCACACATCAGTTCGGCAGGGAGGATGCGGGGATCCCCGCCCGCCCGTTCCTCGGCATCAGCACCGACGACGAGCACGAGATACTGAACATCATCGAGGACCACATCCGCAGTGCTTTGAAGTGACGCCATAGAATCGATTCTAAGCGCCCGGCCATGCTTTTGGCTGGGTAGCTACCTGAAAATTGTTACGACGATTTTTAAATGGGTCTTAAATGGGTCCACGCGCGTATTATTTTCCTTTCTCAACCGGCAGCTTCATCTGAATAGCTGCCGGGCGGTGATCCAGCACCTCAACGACCTGATATTCACTCTTTAGATTTTCTCCGGCAAGCCATTGGCGCTTGAAGAGGCGAACGTGAAGGATATCCCCGGCGCGAAATGATTCTTCGTTCTTCAGCACACGAGCCATGAAGGACTCATCTGTGATTTCAGCATGGAAGATGCTGGAACCGTCGGAGAAGCGCCATTTGTTATCTTCGCGGAATGAGATACTGACCAATTGCAGGTTGGTTTCAGATTCGGACTCATCAATGGTTTCTTCGTTGTCAGGAGGAGCACGGAAAAAGGCCGCTTCTCGCTTGTCCACTCTTACAAATCCATTTTCCGGTATATCGGAAACACCGAAGCTGTCGATTCCCTGGCGATCCAGGGGTTTGGCAATCACCTGTTCCAGCCCATTCCGGAGTCTAATGCTGCGGAACAAAAGCAGCGTCGATTCCTCAACATCCATCTCATCATCTTCTTCAACAACAATGCGAGCCTTGCCGTCCTCAAGCATATTCACGCATGAGATGGTTCTGCCGCGCAGCCATTTAATCACTCCAACCAGACCGCCGGCGCTGGCAATGATGAAACCGAGATCTTCGGCCAACTCCTTTGCTTCGGCTATCGGTGAACTGCGGAACATCGAAAGCGTTTGATCAAGAAGGTTTTGCACAACAGTCATGTCTACGCCAAACGAGCCGGCTTTAAAGGATGCGTGGACGCTCAACGCAATCTTGGCCCTCTCGCCATTCAGAATGCGATTGGCTTCCTCAAACACGTCCTGCAAGGCAAGCAGTGCAGGTGCCAGGTCGCGCACCTCCATCTCGTGACGTTCAAGCGCCGGGCCATCATATAATACCTGAAAAGAAACGCTGCTCATGACCGCACACTATGTCTCGATACGTTTATTTGTCATCTTGTTATTTACACCACGGCCCACGATGGCCTCCGTGGTATTCTCTGGCCATGCCCGCAGCCAGCAGAGCGGATCCCAGATCGCCCTTGCCTGGCACTTCGATCTTTCCCAGGGCACGGCCGGCGAACTTGCCCAGGTGGACACCAGTGATGCGCACAGTCTGCGCGGATCCGATGAACGATGTTGTAAACGCCGTTGCCTTGCGTCCCAGAATCTTCTCGCATTCCGGCGCGCGGCGTTTCTCCGGCGTGTTCACGCCATCCAGGCGCAGACTGATCGTCTGAGTGAGGCCCGGCCACACATGCGCCGCGACCACCACGGTATCTCCATCGATGACCCGGATCACATCCGCCTCGTAGGGGCCAAAAGTTTCGGAAGCCATTGCCGGCACTGACCAGGCAAGCGCCATCACAGCAGTAAAAATAAACCTTCTCATGCGCCAATCTTGCCATAACCAACATCCGTGTGCATGATGCAGCCATTCCTGTGACAATCACGTCACTGAAACGTTTCATCTTAGGCTTACGGTTTTCATCCCCCATTGTTCGCGGCATGGCGACAGCGAAACCCATCCACATCTTCAAGGCCGGCACCCATACGGACATGCATGGCCGCACCATCGAATTCACCGAGGCCGACCTGGCCGCGAGCGCATCAGCCTATGACCCGGCCATCCATGAGGCCCCGATCGTCATCGGCCATCCGAAGTCGGACGATCCGGCCTACGGTTGGGTGAATGGATTGAGCGTGAGCGAGGATAACCTGTTCGCTGAACCGGAACAGGTGGACGAATCCTTTGCTGAAATGCTGCATAACGGCCGTTTCAAGAAGGTTTCAGCCAGCTTTTACATGCCGGATTCTCCGGCAAATCCAAAGCCGGGCGTGCATTACCTGCGCCATGTCGGCTTTCTGGGCGCACAGCCGCCGGCCATCAAGGGGCTCAAACAAACCTCCTTTGCCGAAGGTGAGGAAGGCGTGATCGAACTTGAGTTCGGCGACTTCACGCTGGAAACACAGGCAGGCGTTTTGCGCAGCCTGCGCGAATGGATACTGGGCAAGTTCGGCAAGGAAGACGCCGATGCCGCCGTCCCCAATTACAACATTGATTATTTGCAGCGCGAGGCCGCGCGGCCCTCACCGGCCGAGGCCTCGCCTGCTACATCTGGATTTTCAGAACCCACACAGGAGGATGATATGACCAAAGAAGAGATTGCAGCCGCCCAGGCTAAGCTGGACGAGCAGAAAGCTGCGCAAGTAGCCAAAGCCGCCGAGTTTGCCGAGCGCGAACAGAAGCTGATAGAAGCCGAAGCCGCGACGCACCGTGCCGAGTGTGCCGATTTCGTCGAAGCCCTGGTGAGCGAAGGCAAGGTGCTTCCGGCACAGAAAGACGGCCTGACCGAATTCATGGCCGGCCTGGATGAATCCGGCACGGTGGAGTTCGGTGAGGGAGACGATGCGGTGAAGCAGAATCCGGTCGAATTTCTCAAGGCATACCTGACCGCACAGCCGAAGCAGATCGAGTTCGGTGAACATGCCGGAGGCGAAGACGCCGGCAATGCCGACCTCGCCGATCCCGTTGTGTTGGCCAATAAGGCCGTGGAATTTCAGGAATCAGAACTGGCTGCCGGTCGTGAAATATCAATGACCGAAGCCGTCGATCACATCAAGAGCCAAGGAGTATAACCCATGAATAATCCCGATCTGATTAAATCATTTCTCGCGGGGGCCGCGATTGCGGCGCACCGCATCGTCAAGTTCGGCGCAGATGACGATCATGCTATCCAGTCAGCCGCCGCCACAGATGCTCATATCGGCGTGTCCGGAAATCTGGGCGCAGCAGCAGCCGAAGAGCGTATCGACATCACGATGGATGACGTCGCCGAAGTCGAATACGGTGCTGCGGTTACACGTGGCGATCTGTTGACAGCTGACGCCAACGGCATGGCCATACCGGCAGCGCCGGCTGCGGGCGTCAACAACCGCATCATCGGCACCGCAATGGTGTCCGGCGTACTGAACGATATTGGTTCCGTGCTGATCGGCCAGAATCAAATCCAGGGTTAAAATACATCATAACACTTAAGGAGAAGACGACATGAAAAAACACATAGGAATTTTGGCATTCGCATTTCTGGCTATTATCAGCGTTTCGTTTGGCTGGATTGAACCGGCCAGCGCATCGGGAACACTGCATGCCGGAATGCTCAATGCGGGCGTTTTGGGAGCGCTTGCGTTTGGAGGTGTAACAGCGCCGTTTCCGGTGCAGCCCGAACTCACAGCGATTGCCATCGGGTATAAAAACAAAACGCTGATCGCCGACGAGGTGTTGCCCCGCGTGCCGGTCGGCAAGCAGGAATTCAAGTATCTCAAACTCGACAAGGGCGAAATGTTCACCATTCCGGACACTAAGGTTGGCCGGAAGAGTAAGCCGAACGAAGTCGAGTTTTCCGGAACGGAAGTAACGGATTCCACGGTTGATTTCGGCCTGGACGATCCGATTCCGCAATCAGACGTGGATAACGCGCCGCCCAACTACAATCCGTTGGGGCGGGCAACCGAAGGGCTGACCCGCCTGATCGGGCTGGATCGCGAGGTTCGGGCAGCGAACCTGGTCTTCGGGGCTGCCAATTATGCGCCTGCCAACAAGGTCACCCTGTCCGGCACATCGCAGTTCAACGATCCGGCCTCCACGCCAATCAAACAGGTCATGGATGCACTGGACGCGTGTCTGATGCGGCCGAACAAGATGGTCATCGGACGCCAGGCATTCTCGGTACTGGCGCGTCATGCCGAGATTCTGAAGTCCATCAACCGCAACTCAGGCGACAAGGGTATTGCCACACGGCAGGCCATCGCGGACATCTTCGATCTGGATGACGTGCTGGTGGGCGAGGCATTCCTGAACACCGCAAAGAAAGGCCAGGCATTAAATCTGGCCCGAGTCTGGGGCAAGCATATCTCCCTGATCTATCAGGACACAACTGCGGACACGCGTGGAGGCACCACCTTCGGAATGACTGCCCAGTTCGGCAGTCGTGTCGCGGGGGCGCAGCCTGATTCCGACATCGGTTTGCGCGGCGGCCAACGTGTTCGCGTCGGCGAGTCCGTGAAGGAGCTGATCACAGCCAACGATCTGGCCTATCTCATCCAGAACGCCGTGGCGTAAAACACCTGAACAAGGTCCACCGGGGCCGCATGACAAAAGGGGTGGGCAAACGCCCGCCCCTTTTTAATAAAGAGGAGATTTAACGATGGCAAAATATAAAGTAAAAGAAGCGTTAAGCCACAATGGCGAGAATTATTTACCAGGCGACACCATTGAGATGTCGGCAAAGGAAGCAACACCGCTGATCGATTTGAAGGTGCTGGCTGCTGAGAAGAAGGCTCCTGAGAAGAAGGCTCCTGAGAAGAAGCCTCCTGAAAAGAAGCCTGCTGAAAAGAAGCCTGCTGAAAGCAAGGCTGGCCTGAAGGTTGTCGAGTAATAACCGATGAGCTACGCCAGCAAGCAGGATATGATTGATCGCTTCGGCTCGGATGAGCTGATCCAGTTGACGGATCGGGCCACGCCTCCGGCCGGAGTGATTGATGATGTTGTGCTGAATGCCGCAATGGCGGATGCAGACGATGAGATCAACGGTTATTTGCAATCAAAGTACACACTGCCCCTGGCGACCGTTCCACTGCTGATCAAAAAGCTGGCACGCGCGATCTCACGCTACAATCTATACGACGATCTGCCGCCCGAGCATGTCGAAAACCAGTACAAGTCGGCCATCAAGACGTTGGAAGGCATCGCCAGAGGCCTCATGCATATTGGACCGGACAATGCCAATGTAGTGACACCGGAAACCTCCATGCCGGAGACGAAGGCGGATCCGGAGGTGTTTACACCGGACTCTGTGTCCGGTTTTACAGGCCGCTGACATGAGTATCATTTCAACCACCGAAGACGCCATCATCACTCAACTTAACACGGTATTGAGCAACAATGTCCGGGGCATCGAGACGCTGTCCGGACCGTGGACAATGGGCGATCTGAAGCGGGCATTGCAATTGGCTCCATGCCTGCGCGTGGCATTCCTGGGCGGCAATGCCGGCAATGCCGAAGATGCTGCGATCGACGCGCGATTCGGCGTATATCTGATTGCCGGACATGCCAAGGACAAACAGCGCCGGCGCGGCACGGCAACCGTGATGGGCATCTACGACATGCTGGAGCTGGCCGTGCCCGCACTGAACGAATTCAACGTATCCGGAGTCGGTTCGCTCTTCCTCAAAAGCGTGGCACAGACATTCACGGAACAGACGCTGATGCTGGGTGGAGCTGTCTACGCGGCCATATTCAGTATTCCAAATCTGGTGATGCCACCGATTGATCCGACTGCCGCGATGTCCGACTTCATCACCTTTCATGCCGATTCGCAGCTCGATGCGGATCCCGAACCCGAACTCACCACCGAGGAGGTATTACCCATATGAACACTATCAAGATCAAACCCGCCGACGGTCTGACCGTGCGCGACCCGGAAACCCGGCACCCGCTCGCCGCCAAAGGCGAAACGAAAGCGAAAAACAGCTACTGGATGCGTCGCCTGCGTGATGGCGACGTGGTGGAAGTAGTGAAAACGAACAAAACCGGAGGTAACAAATCATGACTGCAATCGCATTCTCACAGATTCCCGCAAGCTTGCGTCTTCCAGGCGCATATATCGAGTTCGACGCCAGCCTGGCCGGGCTCGCCAAGGCCAGCTTCAAGCGG